ACCGACATAACTCATGCGGCTGATGCCTTTTTCAAGGAACACCAGACCAAACTCGCCACCACGGATGCCAACAATCTGACCGCCATCTGGAATGTCTTGATAGTCAGCTTGCGTTACTTGGCTTGACCCCCAAGCAGTTTCATCATTGATACCAGACCAGCGAACACGGGCAGGGTAAACGGTTGAACTTTCAGTTGTGAAAGCCGTAACAACAAAGTCACGCACAACAGTCAAATACTTACAAATTGGCGCAGAAGCGGCAAGGTCAGCAAATGCCGTAGATGTTCCGAGCGTATAAGCCTGCATTGGGTCACTGTAATTTGTGCCAATGATGACATTACCAAACTGAGTGAATCTGAATCTGTCTGCGCTTGCGCTTGGCGTGTAACCACCAGACTTGGAAACATCAGTCAAAACACCAGTACCAGACACATCGTAAATCTTGGTAGAACCAGCGGCAAACAGTTTTGTTGTGCTTGATGGTGTCTTGCCAGCAACCAATGTTGTTAGATTTTCAGAAGCGGCGGCAGAAAATGTTGCGGCACTAGGCAACGGCCCATAACCAATGGCCTGAGAAACCACATTCTTGGCATCAGTCAAAGCGCCAGAAATTCCCGGCTGATCTGGCATCCACTCGCCAAAAGTTAGTTTTGTAGTAGCCATGTATTACTTCCGTTTGATTGCTGAGTCCATGTGTTGTCTGAACTTGGCTCAATCGTCCATGTGTTGTCAGATTCAACAACATCAATCCAACTATGCCCGTTTGATGCGCTTGCAGTAACTGTCGCTGTAGCATTTACAGATGCTGAGAACTGATAAATGATTCCAGCCGATATGGTTACATCTGCCTCACAAACAACAGATGCGTCACCACTTGCAACGATACCGCCAAGAGCCGTAACTGTTGCTTCAGCCGTAACCTCGGCACTTGCAGTCTGAATCCTGATTGCGCTTGCAGAAACAGTCGCATCAGCCGTAACGCTTGCAGAAGCCGACAACACCCGAGATGCGTCAGCAGATACCGTTGCACTACAAGTTATAGATGCAGAAGCGGACTGAACTCTAGTTGCGGCGGCACTTACAGTTGCATTTGCGGTAACGCTTGCAGAAGCGTCCCACAAAGTTACCGAAGTTTCATAAAGATTACTGTCAAGCGTAAGCGTCAGATCATCAAGACTAGCCTTAAGCTGGTCAAGGCTGTCTATCGTCCACGGTGGCAGTAAATCAGCCATATCAAGCCAGTGTTACGCTCAGAGAACCGATTGCAACCTTAAACACATCACCAGTGGCAATGGTTTTAGAGGCATCCAATGCTGTGTGATACAACAAGTTGCCAGTAGTCAAAGCATCACGAATACCGATATAAGCAACAGTTCCCCAAGAGCCAGTGGCTTGCGGGAATTCAATTGCTGCGCTGTTTGTTGAAACACCATTAGATGGCGAACCAAAAGTGATTGACTGACGAGCATAACCGTTGCCAGTTACTTCAGTACCAGTGTCGGCATCTGTTGGGTCGCTTGTATAGAGAGCCAGATACACAGTCGTTGGGCTTGTGTAGCCAGTATTGCGGAGAGTCGCATTGATAAGTGCGTTCTCCAAGTAGTTTGACATTTCAGCCATGATTTACCTCACAGAGTTGTTTGCATTGCCAATGGCACACCAGAATACTGGCCTTGCTCATCAGATCGGGTAATGGATGCCATTGCTCGGTCAAACATGGTTCCCCAAGTATTGATTCGTGCATCGTCCATCAAGTATGGTGCAGCCTCAAGCAACGCACCATAAAGCAAGGCATCTGGCGTATTTGCCAAGAAAGCATTGCTGGTGTTTGAGTCACTCAAGAAGGTAGGCGCAGCAAAGTAAAACATCTTCACTGTGTAATTGCTGTCTGGAATTGGGGCCAGTTGAAAGTCTGTCGCCAAAACTGTGTAATCTTTTGGCTTGCCGCTTTCCCATGAACGGGTGTTCCGATTGAAAGCCGATGGACTGTAATAGTTCAAAGGCACTACGGGATTGCCGACCACGACAAAATCACGCACCTCAAGGAAATCGCTTGGCAATTCAACAGTGCTATCAGCGGCAACAGTTTCAGTTGTCACGCTCTTGAGCATCTGACGAATACGCAGATCACGGCGCAGACGGGTTTCAGCCAAACGGATGAAGTCTGGAATCTGAGTAGTCAAATCAGAACGGGCCAGATAACCAGCAATGGTTGTCTGCAAATCAGAGTAACTGGTAAAACTCATTTAGATCACCCCCGGCCTTGTACGCCATGCCCGATTGTCAGGATTATTCAGGAACATCGCAAATCGAGCATGGTCAACAATATGGAAACCACGCATGATCCCTTGCTTGTTCAAATCATCAATTGCAGTGAATGGAATAGATGCAACCTTATTGCCATAAAGTTCATCAGACCATTTGGCCCGTTCGTCATAGCTGTTGAACTCTTGTTTGTTTCGCTCAACAATTGCCGATACATCTTGAGCCGTTTGAATGACCAAGCCGCCATCGCCATCAGCGTGAGCAACAGATTTACGAAATGTAGGGTTTTCCATAATTGACATTGTATCTTTAATGCAATAAAGAAAAAAGCCCCCCAAGGTTTCCCGAGGAGGGCTTTTGGCTAACTTACGTTAGATCAAGAAAGGTCTGCCACGATGCCATGAGCAGCTTCATTCTTGACTTCCAGAGTCAATTCAGCCAACAGTTGGGTCTTCTCGCTGTCGCCTGTCTTAGCCAATTCAATGGTTTGGAAGGGACGCAAGTAAGCCACGGCCAACATATCGGGATCGACAATGAAAGCAGTCTCATCGCAAGCGTTGGTGCTGTTCATGAAGCGGTTAGGCACAACAGACAGAGTGCCGAAGTCGCTCATGTAAACATCAGCAGCGCCGATGATGGTGGTTGGCTCGTTAGAAGGAGCCATGTAACGCTGTGCAGCGATACCAGCAAAGGCAGAGACGGTCTGCTTGTGAGCAGGGTTGACCATCAAAACCTTTGGAGAACCGCCAGAAGTGTAAACTTCAGCAATCACTGTCTTCAAAATGGTTTCAGTGAAAGTGCGGTCAGTACCATCGGTACGGGCAGTAGTACCGCCAGAACCAGCCACGCCAGAAGTGCCGCCATCATAGTTGCTGTTCAACCATGCTTGCAGGCCACCCATAGTGCGAGCAGTGCTGGAGTTACCAGCGGCAGCAACTTGGTTAGACAACAAGGTCAACTCGATGTTGCGCTTCAGTTCAGCAGACACTTTAGCCAATTGGTAAGCCTTTTCAGACTTACGACCAGCTTTGTCCACAGCTTCCAAAGTGCCAGCGACAGCAACAGACTTAGTGAAAATCTGAGTGCGGTTACCGATACGAGTGGTAGGCGAAGCAGTGATCGAAGATGCGTCTGCACCTTCAACTGCGCCACCCAAGGCAGCAGCGGCCAAGCTGTCAGTCTGCCACTCATGGTAAGTAGCAGTAGCTTTGGTCTTGCCAATAGAAGACATCAGAGGGGTGTCGGTGGGGCTGATGTCATAGATCACATCAGACAGGTCTTCACGCATACCGATTGCGGTATAGGTTTGATAGGTTGCCATTTTAATACTCCAAAAAATTAAAGGAATCGTTCAAATGCTTTAGCTGCATCACGGACTTTGCCAGTTTGACGCAGCCTCTGCATCACTTGTTTCTCTTGAGTTGACTTGGTATTTGTCGTTGAAGTTCCGGGTTTGAGCATCTTGGGGGCTTGCTGGACTTTCTTCAAAGTCTCCGGCTTACCCTTTTGAAGTTGCTCAAACTTCATCGCTTTATACAAAGTCAACACAGCACGATGGTCATACACTGAGGCGAGTTCCTGATCTGACCAACCTACAGATTTCGCATATTCACGGATTTCTTTCCGAATTGCGTCACCCTTTGGTGTAGCCAGTTCTGGGATAACAGACGCTAGCTTCTCAGCTTCAGCCTTGAGATGGTTTTGCAATGTCTGCTGTTGCTCGGCTTGTTGCTGTTGGGCAATGCGTTGCTGTTCGGCACGAACTACTGCAAGTTGTTTCTCACGCTGAGACTGTTCCGCAACCTTCACGGCATAGCCGATAGGGTCTGTCTCTTTCAGAACTTCCAAATCCTCACCCTTGTTTTGCTGGCTCAAGAAGCTATCGAGTGCCTGCAACTTCTGGGCGTATGCCTGTCGCTCTTGTTTCACTTGCTCAAGATGTTGGCGTTCGGCTTCAATAGCCTTGCGCTGTTCAGCTAGAGCCTGAGATTTTTGGGTGTAATCCTTGCTGCGTTGATAGCCGTTGATAAGTTCGTCAAGTTCTACCTCAACTTCCTCACCACCGACTTTTGCCTTGTAGCGGGGTTTTTCTTCCACTTCAGGCCCAGATTCCTCCGAATACTCGGGTTCTTCTTCAACTTCACCAGCGGTTTCAAGTTCAGCGGTTGATTCTTCAGGTTGGCCTTCATCGGCTCCGTTGTCATCACCCATCAAACCCATAAACGCATTAGCGGCTTGGTTTACGGTCAGGCTTTCACTCCCCGAGGGGTTGGTGTTTTCCATGTGTCATCTCAGTTTTCGCCAGAAACCGTCTGGACTGCGGGTAACTTTCGTTACAGAATCTTCCACTTTTTCTCTTGAATCTTGGTTTCTGCGGCTATGCCTTGCAAGTGTCCAAGAAACAGATCAAGCGTCTTGATGTGGTTGTAAGCGGCTTCCCGTTCGTCAACCTCATCTCGATTTGTGTTAATTATCACACTAATCTGTTGATTTTTCAAATCATTCATAACTTTTACGAAAAAGTCATCTTTCAACAGGTTATTGGCCCATTCAGCCTGTAGTTTTTTATCCATGATTAGTAAACACCGCCAACGCCATCAGCATAGCCGGAATCATTGCCACCCCAGCCACCACCGCCTTGGTCGGATGTGTAACCGCCGCTTTCAGATGAAGAAGGTGAATAAAAACTCTGATAAACAGATGCAACTTCATTATTAGGAGCGTCAGTTGTCATCACATCACCATTGTAAGTTTGGTCATATGTGTACTGAGGGTCGTAATAACTCAATGCCGCCTGCGCCTGATTCATAGCCTCCCTAGCCGATTGCCACGCATTTACAGCTTGCTTGATGCTTGTAATTGGGTTTGTTTGCTTGCCAGCAAGGAAGTTATACAAACCAACACCCGGAACAACAGCAGGCAATACAGAACCGATCAAGTTGCTGTTAGCCTTACCCCAAGCGTCTTTATAAGACTGACCTTCAGGCGTATTCATAAAATCAAACACTGCCTCTTGCTCTTTAGACATTGGAGCAACACCAGAACCACCAGAGTCACCAGAAATTCGTGCAGCTATTTGCGCTTCATTTGGTGTCGCAATATACGATGTTCGGTTAATGTCAAAAGCACCCGGAACAAATGTGTTCATTGCCGTTGCTTGTTGAGAAACAGGGCTACGGCCATACTCAACGATTTGCTCAACAGGGCCAAAGTTACCAGCATTAGTCACAAATCGCTGTGCGCCTTGTGTTGCTTCTGGCAGTGGCATTGCGGCCACTGGCTGATATTGGCTTTGAATAGCAGCAATGATCTGGTCAACAGTCGGTGCTGGCCCTTGCGGTGTACGCTGGCGCAGCTTCAGGATTTCTTGCAGTTCTTCATACGTCATAAATCACCCCGGAATTTCAATGTTGGATGTAATGCCTGCGCCAACTTTCATGGCTTTCAATTGCGCTTCTGCCTCAAACTCTTGCTGTTTCATGGCAAAGTGCATATTCATCTTCTCACGCTCAAGTTGAAGTTTTGACGCTTCTTTCTCTTGCATAAGTTGAATTTCTGCTGCGGCTTTCTCACGCTGGAGTTGCAGTTCAAGTGCGGCTTTCTGGCGCTCAAACTCCATGTCCGCCATCATCTTTTGCTGTTGCATTTGCATATCAGCTTGGAACTTGGCTTGTTGGGCTTGAATGTCTGCTTGCGTCTTAGCCATCAATGCCTGAACTTCAGGAGGCAT